TGGATCAATCAACGCAAGTATTTCCTCGACGATAGGCGCACCTGCTGGCGGCCGCTATACATATCGCGCAAGACGTGGCATGGCGGCTGCGGCAAGGAGCGCGGCGGGGCGTTCTTGTCGGTGCAGTGGTGGGACGGTGAGGAGCCGGACGGCAGCGTGCTTGAGGACTGGATTGCGAAATGATCCTTGAGGTACGCGACATTCTGGAAAATAAAGTAGCCATCGGCCATAGCCAGGCGCCGCCGCCGGGCACAACGCTCGGCTATATCTTCAGCCAGCGCGATGAGCTGAAGGCGATCAAGCGCTACATCGTCCAGGTCAAAGTCAACGACTTTAAGGTTGACGACTGGGAGAATAGCGAGCTTGTCCAGACCGACCGCGTCGAAATCGACATTGCGCCGCAGACCTTTGGTATCGCCACGGGCACTATCCTCGGTATCATTCAAGTCGGACTAGTTTATACGTCAATATTGACCGCTGTTCTTTCGGTCGTTCAGTTTGCTGTCGGCTTATTTAATAAGCCTAAGCCCACCAAGCTAGACACGCCCAAGGACTCTAGCACGTATTCATGGGAAGGCCTCAAGACTTCGTTTAGTCCCGGCTCGCCGGTGCCGGTCATCTACGGCGAGCACGGTTTTGGCGGCCAGCTTCTTTCGCTTGCCATCGATGTCGATCCACGCCGATCCGACAAGCAGCTTTTGTCCATGCTCATAGGCGAGGGCTGCGGCACAATTACCAGCGTTAATTGCGTCAAGATCAATGGCATCACGTTTTCGAGCTTCAATAATCCACTACCCGACGAGGCGATTTGTCAGGCGGCGGCGAACCGTTACTGGGCAGAGCGGCCGGATGTTGCCGCTGACCCGGTCGCCGGCTCCTCGCCGCAAGCGGCCTATGAGCACTACATTAATCAGGGCCAATATGAGGGCATGACCTGGCATGCGGAGTTGTGCACGAACGATCCGCTCAATATCGCTTGGGACTGGCGCTGGGGCGCGAACAATCAGAGCGCCATTCCCGGCTTTGCGGAGAGCCGCAACACGTTTGCCGATGGCCGCGAGATCTCATCGATCTCTATTGTGTATGGGACTCAAACAACCCACGTGGCGAGAGTCCAGTTGCAGGTTGCCGCGCTTCAAGGCTTGGGTTTTTTCTGGGGCGGGACCAATCCCCGGTTAGGATCGCAAACGGTACGCTACCGCGTAGAATATCGGCAAACCGGCAGCATCGAGTATACGCTCATCGATGAGCGCGCTTTCACAGCGGCGACCCGCAGCGAGGTGTGGGACGCGCCGTTTTATAACTTCACTTTTAACGACGGCAACGGCTGCGCCGAGTCGGCCAACCGTTACTGGTCCGATTATCCGGACGTTGCGGCCGATCCCACTTACAATGTGAATTATGCAGCTGCCTATCAGCACTATTTGGATTACGGCATCGCCGAAGGGCGCGCCTGGCACTCGGAGCTTTGCGGCGGTGCGTGGGAGATCCGGCTCACGTGGCTAAGCAAGGATCAAGACGAGCGCGGACCGGCAAAGGGCGACGCGAGCTTTCATCATATCTGGTTACGCAATGTGACCGAGATAACGACCGATGAGGTGCAGACCTATTCCGGCACGGCACTTCTGGGCGTCCGAGCGGTGGCTACCAATCAGCTACAGGGGGGCGCGCCGAATGTGACGGCGGTCATCCGCGGCCGCGATGTGCGCTGCTATTTTGACAATGTGACTTATATCACGACCTGGACGCGCAATCCGGCATGGTGCCTGTTGGATTACATGACCAACAGCGTCTATGGCATGGGGGCGTTTATCAACGGCCCCAATCCAATAACTCAAGCAGCGGCAGATGCGTACTGGATCGCTAGACCGGATGTATTTGCGGACCCCGGATTCAACTTCAGCCCTGCGGCCGCCTATCGGCATTACATCGAGCATGGCCGTTTCGAGGGCTCAACATGGGGCGATTATTCTACCATTGTAAGCCAGATCAACATTCAGTCGTTCGTCGATTTCGCCACGCTCTGTGACTCGCAGGTACCGGACGGCGCGGGCGGCTTGGAGGCGCAGCACTGTTTGGATTTGGTGATGGATAAAAAAAAGCCCCACCTGCAATGGGTGCAGGACATCCTGGGGCTTTACCGCTCCTCGCTCATATATAGCCAGGGCAAGTATAAAATCATTTCCGACCGTGCCGACTTGCCGCTAAGACAGATCTTTCATGCCGGCAACATCGTCCCGGGCACATTTCAGATGACGCTTGGGGCTGCCGACCCGATCCGGCCCAACCAGATCAACATCGCGTATCCGAATCGATTGCAAGACTTCAACATGGATACGATTTTCGTGCAGGACTCGGCGAGCGTCTATGGGCGCAATGAGCCGATTAAGGACATTGACTTATCACTGATCGGAGTCACGCGGGAGAGCGAAATCATCCGTGAAGGCCATTGGCAGTTGACCCGCAGACGTCAGAACACGCGCGAAATCACTTTTGAAACAGGCCTGGAAGCCTTGGCCGTTGAGCTCGGCGATAAGTGCGCGGTGGGGATCGTCACGACCAATTTCGAGATGGGTTTTGGCGGCCGGGTGATGGAAGGCAATATTTTCAACGTCGTCCTGGACCGCGAAGTCACCGTGACGAGCGGCTACACCTATGATTTTTATTTGTGGCATACCCTGAGCGACACGCCGGAAGTCCGCACCGTAGCGACAACGCCCGGTCCGGGGAATGCGTCGCTGGTAACGATCACGGTCAGCCCGACTAACCCTTTCAACATCTCGCCCATCAACGGTGACCGCTGGGTGATCGGCATTACCAGCGAGGACTTAAAGCAATGCCTGGTGAAGAAAATTGATTTTGACCCGCAGACCGCGCACCACAAGCTGGTGGTCGAGGAGTATATATCGGCCGATCCTGTCACGCCGACGCTGGTGTCGACGACCACGTTTTTTGATCTAAACGCGCCGCCGGCACAGCCGATTTCCGCCAAGGCGCAGGTGTCCTACAACCTGCAGGAAGACGGCACGCTCATGGGGCTGACCACGATCGACGTGGTGCCAACACCACTCGAGGAGGGCGGCAGCATCGGGCTGGTGGCTAATGACTTTTTCGTTGTGGGCAGCACAATAATAACGCCTTATGTGTTTCTCAGCGGCTCTCATTGTCCGGTTCGCTATTCCCTCAATGGGGATGCCTTCCGGATGAATACCGGCTCGGCCGGTCCGTTGCCGGGAGCCAAGGGCAATAGCGCCGCATTGCATGCGATCACGAACTGGACCGGCTCAGATCATTTTGCTTTCCACCAACCGCCTTTCAGTGCCCTGCCCAATTCGGGCGACTTGTACACACTGCTCCATAGGGGCGGACCATTTGAAGGCTTTGATGTTTACCGCCGCGCGCTCGACATCGAAAATATCGCGCTCTATTCGGAGGAATTGGATAACGCGATATGGCTTAAGTCTAATGCAAGCGGGATTACCGATGCGAGCACGGCGCCGTCCGGCTTTGCCCGTGCCGACAAGATCATCGAGACATCCCTAGCCGCCGGAGTCTCACACTACATGAGCCAATCGTTTAGCGTAGTAGCCGGCGATGACATTACATTTAGCTGTTATGTAAAGCCCGCTGAGCGCTCATGGATATTTTTGCAGTTGGCGGCCAATAGCTGGGGGACCTTTAGCGGACTAGCGGCGTGGTTCAATGTGGCCAGCGGCACAACCGGCACATATCAAGCGTCGGGATTAATGAGCGGCTCCTTATCGGCGATTGAGTCGGCGGCTTATGGGTTTTATCGCTGTAGCCTTAGCGGCAATGTGGGGCCGCATAGCTTTATCCAGGGATTTCTGGTGCTGGCCGACCATAATGGCGGCAATATTTACGTAGGGACAAGCGGGAGCGGCGCGTATTTCTGGGGCGCACAGGCCGAACGCGACGCTAGCCTGTCCGATTACCTGGCCACAAGCTCAACGCCCGTCGCCGTGTCATTTTCGACCGACTACACGTTTGTCGAACCGGTCCTCGGAACACACTGGGAGGAGTCAAGCGAGATCAATAGCCGCCATTCTATGCAGTATAAAGTCGTGCCGTTTAACACCCGAGGCTCGCGCAACTATGTGGGCGACTGGGTCCTCAAGCTCGACTATAACGGTACGCACCCGCACAGCGGCTTCTCGCTATACGCCAATATCGGCTCTATCAACTGCACGGTGGGCATCGGGGCCACATTCCAGGACGTGGCATCGGTCGGGCTGATTGCGGTGGGTGGCAACCTGGACGTGCTCGGCACGATGACCATCGGCAACAACGGGTCCGGCGGCGCGGGCGCCAGGGCGATTCGGTACGGGATCGATTGGTCCGACGTGACCTGCCCGAATAACTGGTTTCCGATCACCTGGGACAACCAAGGCAAGGGGGGCGGTGTGTCGAGCGGATCGACGATACACGCCACGCTGGCCGGCACGTTGCCGAGCTGCGCGGGTGTAACCATGGCCTTCCGGATGAAGGTGAGCGACACGCTTGCTACCGGCGGCGTCTATGCCGAGGAGAGACACCTGCGCGTGCTGGAGACGTGGTGAAAGCCTATTTTCCCCGCGCCGCCAATGTCGGCTCAAATGTCATTTCCTGGTTCTCTCGGCGCACCACCACCTTGACCTTGTCGCCGGCGGACTTGCCGTCTACGGCCTGATAAGCGCCATAGACGCTATCGACGGGCTTGCCGTCAATGGCCACAATCTCATCACCGGCCTTGATGCCGACCGCTTCGGCGGGACCGAATACCTTGGTGACGACGTACGACTTGTTCCATTCGCCATAAGCGCCGAGGGTCGTGTCGGGCAGTTTCACAAAGCCGATCCGCTGGTAATCCGAGACGCAGGCGTTATAGCTGCGATTTGCGGCGGAAATGGCAATTGCGCCGGCGATCCCGTAGCCACCGCCCGTCGTGGCGCAGCGCATAGTCTGGCCTTGGCGGTTGACGAGCATGGCGGACGGACTGACGCAGCCAGTTAAAAGTACCGCGGCTGCTATGAGTAATGATGTTTTCATTTTGATCGTTTCCGCTTACCTTCGAAACCAGCTTTCTTTTGTTTTCCTGTGCATATAAGCAAAAGTGATTGCTCCGCCTGCTGAAGCAGTCCATTGAGAGAGAGCTTTGTGATGATCATAACCAAGGAGCACAAAGGCGATATATACGGCTAGTAAGATTACCGCATAAATGAAGGCGTCACGCATCATGGTTTACTTGCCACCTTTCGTTTGGGCTTTTTTATCTCGGGTGGAGTGTCAGGGATATAATCAGGAGCGGCGGGCTTGTCAATGTCAAAGCCGTTGTCCGTGGAAATAAAGATGACATAGCCCTCGGGCGGCGGCTCGGGCTTAGGGACTTTGGGCGGTTT